GGTACTGCAAAGATTTACAGACTAAGTGGCACATCAACACATACTAATTTTACAAGAGCATCAGGTGGTGATTATTCTACAAACTTGGCTACAGTAGGTAACTGGACAGGAACGATATACAATGGTCTGCCTATACTTTGTAATGGTATAGATGATCCACAAGCATTAGCTACAACAGGTGCAAGTGCATTTAGCGATTTACCAAACTGGCCATCAAACACGACTTGCAAGACTATCAAGGCATTTGGTAATTACCTTATGGCTCTTAATCTTACAGAAAGTGGTACAAACTTACCTAACAAAGTTAGATGGGGTGATACAGCAGAAGATTTTAATTTTCCATCTACATGGACAGCAGCAGCAACCAATGATGCAGGTGCAGTAACTATAGGTGATGAAGCAGATGAGATTATAGATGGTCTTGCACTCAAAGAATCATTTATTATTTACAAAGGCAACTCTACTTGGATTGCTAACTATATAGGTGGTAACCTAGTATTCAGTTTTAAAAAGTTATTTAACGATACAGGTATATTAACTAGGAACTGTGTGCAAGAGTTTGAGGGCAAACATTTCGTTGTAACTCAAGGTGATGTTATAGTCCACAATGGTGTATCTAAACAGTCAGTTGCAACCAATGCTATCAAAAAACATTTATTCGATGATATCAATAGCAGTTACTATCAACTAACATTTGTAACACATAATGTGCAAAAATCTGAAATGTGGATATCATATCCTAGTCTAGGTTCACAATTTTGTAACAAAGCACTAATTTATAACTATGTGGATAATAGTTTTACATTCAGAGACTTACCTGACATTTACCATATAGGACCAGGTATTGTTGATCCAGGTGCTACATCAAATACATGGAATACACAAACAGGTACATGGACTACTACAGCAGGTACTTATGGAGATAGATTGTTTAACCCTACAGAAAGAAGTATTCTGTTTGCAGGTACAAGCGATACTAAACTGTATCGTGGAGACTTTGGGCAACAGTTCGACAATGAGAACTTTATTACAACAGTAGAGAGAAAAGGACTGACTCTTGATGGTAACAACAATACTGTCAAACAAGTCAGAAAACTAACACCAAGAGTTAAAGGCACAGGCACAGTAAACATATCTGTTGGTAGTTCGCTGTCGCCAAATGGCACATATACTTTCAATGCTGCACAAAGTTTTGACCCTAACTCCCAAAACAAAGTAGATTGTAGAGTATCAGGTAAATTTATTGCAGTAAGGTTTCAACACACTAGCAATAGTGAGTTCGAGCTCAATGGATATGATTTAGAGTATGAAGTCTTAGGAGAAAGATAATGAGTACCATAATGGATTTTTTGATATCTCAAAATCTACCTAGACTCATTGGCAATATGCCTGACTTTCAGAGAGCGATGAACCCAAATACTCCTGTCTTGATGAACGATCAGGGCATACCAAGAACAACAGAGACTGCGACTTTTATCAATCCAATGCCAACACCTTTTACGATGTCGGATCAATTTATGTTAGCTCCGACTATAACGATGAGAGACGGAGTATTACAAAAAATGACTGAAGATGCAGCGCTTGACACAGCTTTACAAAGAGGGGCTTATAAAGGTTTTATTCCACTACCTGGCATATTGACACCGCAAGGTCTACAAGAGACAGAATATGCACGAAGATTACCTGGTTTGATATCTGATTTTATAGCAGCACAAAGAGGACTTAGATAATGGCAGAAGCACCAAAGTATTCACCTAACCCTGTACCAAGCGATCCTGAAGATTTACCAAGATACATCTTCGAGGAGTTACTTAAACTACAAGGCGCATTAGAAGAAAACCCAACAACATTTATTGAGGTAAAAAATGCAACACCTGCTAGAAAAAAACAAGGAGATATAGTTTATGCTGATGGCACTAACTTTGATCCTGGTAGTGGTGAGGGCATCTATTTTGTAAACGCAGCAGGGAACTACACAAAGCTATGACAACATATTTAACAGGTATACCATCACAAGAAATTGATGAGATATGGGATGCTTGTTTACCTTTCATACAATTAGCATCTAAAAAAGGACAAGAAGAAATGTCTGCCAAAGATATCTATAATTTTTGTAAAGATGCGAAAATGCAACTATGGATAGTATTCGATAATAATGCAGACATAAAAGCAGTTGTTACAACAGAGATTGTAAATTACCCAAGAAAGAAAGTTTGCAGAGTAGTTACATTAGGTGGGGAAGAAATAGATAACTGGTTACATTCTATATCAGTTATAGAAGCATGGGCAGAATCTAATGATTGCCATGCTATGGAAACATTTTGTAGGAAAGGATTTATAAAGAAATTGGAGAAACATGGATATGAACAAACATACACAGTTCTTGGCAAAGAATTATCAACCATACATTAAAGGAGATACACTATGAGCTTCGGTGGAGGAGGTGGTGGTGGTAGTGGCACTCAAGTCCAAAGACAAGAGCCATCAGCTATACAAGCACCTTATTTAACAGACTTATATTCAGAAGCACAAAGACAGTTCAGGGCAGGACCACAACAGTTCTTTCCTGGCAGAACTTTTGCAGCACCTAGTGCAACAACACTAGCATCAGAGGATGCGTTGAGACAAGCAGCAGCAGCACAAGGTGTGTTTGGTCTTGGATCACTCGTACCTGCGTTTCAACAACAACTAATGAGCCCTGCACAAAGGTTTCAAGACCCTATGCTACAACAGTCTCTACAGGCACAACTCAGACCTATAGAAGAAACAGGAGCAAGATTACTGCAACAAGCAAGAAGGGGTGCTAATCAAGCAGGACAATTAGGTGGAGATAGACAAGCAATACTAGAAGCAGAAGTTATAAGAGATGTTGCTCAGAAACAAGCCGATGTTGCATCAAGATTGTATGGTGATGTGTATGGAGATGTGTTAAGAACACAAGCTGCAACATTAGGACTTGCACCGAGTATTATGAGCACTTTTACGCAACCTGCACAAACACTTGCAGCAGTTGGTAGAGCAGAAGATGTAAGAGCACAACAACCTATAACAGAAGCTATGCAGAGATTTGCATTTGAACAAGCAGCACCAAGTCAAGCACTACAACAATATGGAAATATCGTAGCAGGTACTATATTACCAGGAACTATCACAACGACAGGACCACAATCTAGTGGACCAGGTGCATTAGCAGGAGCAGCAGGTGGGGCAGGTCTTGCATCAGCACTAGGATTCGGTGGACCTTTGGGATTAGCAACAGGAGCAGTATTAGGAGGATTATTAGGATGAATGGATTATTTGGAGGTCTTTTTGATTTTAACCTAGCCAATTTGTTTGGTGGGGGGATGAACATGGGTGTAAACTTCGATGGCTTAACTATGGATCAAAAAAGACAACAACTTAGAGATATGACAAAAGGCACAATGTTGGGTGGCATAAATCCAGAACTACCAA